ATGACGGATCTTCACAGCCATATTTTACCTGGTATTGACGATGGGGCAAGAGATGAGACCGTTTCGTCTGCTTTGTTACAAGCCCAGAGAGATTCAGGGGTTACCCAAATTGCCTGTACCCCACATTTCTACTTTGAGAGACAGACGATTGAAGAATTTTGTGAAAAACGGGATGCGGCAAAGCAACGACTGTTTACCCTTTGCGCAGAAAAATTAAAAGGGGTAACAGTTAAAGTGGGGGCGGAAGTTCTCTTTTCCCCAGGATTGCTGGAGTTGGATTTAGCCCCTCTTTGCCTAGAAAATACAAATATCATGTTAATAGAGTTGCCTACAAGCTATTATCCGCTTTGGACCAATGATATTTTGTATCGGCTGGGTGGGCTTGGTGTTGTGCCTCTTGTGGCGCATGTTGAGCGGTATCCTTATGTAATGGAGAACCCGAATTTGTTGCTAGACTGGATCTCGGCCGGCGCCTACATCCAAGTGAATGCCACCAGTTTGGTACAGCATAAGAAGCGCAGAGAATTAATTTTCAAGATGATTCGGCACCGGCTGGTGCATGTAATTGCAACAGATACACACTCCCCTACAAAGCGTCCACCACTTATGGAAAAGGCGATGGCCTTGATAGAAAAAAACTGCGGCAAGCAGATTTGCATGGAGATGATTCAAAGTGCTGATGCGCTGTTTGCAGGTGAAATTCCAGATCTAGCTGAAGCTACAGTGATGAAGCAGTTGTTTGGTCATATTTTTTGAAAAGAAACAGGGGCATAATTTTGAATAAACAACAAAAAGAAAAACGGCGCTGGCCTTATGTAACCGCAGGAGTTGCCGTTGCTATTCTACTTGTATTTTTTTTGCTTTGGATGTTTTATAACTCAAAGCTAGGGCTTATTCAATACAGTGGGGGTAGTCTTAGTGTCGGCACCAGTACAAGCGTCCCAATGCAAGAAAATGATGAAAGCTTGCCGGATATGGGACAAGCCCCAAAAGACGCGGAACAAAAAAGCCAGTTGCCGACGGGAGACCCGTTCTATGATAAAGATGTTGTAAATATTTTGCTGCTTGGCACAGACGAGCGCACCGAACAATTCAGCGATAACGCGCGGGCGGACAGCATCATGATTCTCAGCCTCAACACAAAAAAGCACACGATCAAGCTTGTAAGTATTGAAAGAGGGATTGGTGTGCCGGTGCCAGGGCGTAATGACGATTTGATTACACATACCTTTCGCTATGGTGGGGCGGCGTTGACTTTGAAAACGGTGCGAGAATGCTTTAATGTGGATGTGGACCGTTATGTGCGGGTCAATTTTTCGGTATTTCAAAAGGCAATTGATGCTATTGGTGGGGTTGACATTACATTAACTCAGGCCGAAGCAGCTTATTTGACACAGCAAAAAAGTCAAACGGCTCAAAACCCAATCCCAAGTTTGGCGGCGGGAGAAAATCATTTAGATGGAAAAACCGCACTTGCTTATTCCAGAATTAGAAAAATTGACAGCGATTGGAGCCGTATTAAAAGACAACGAAATACAATACAAGCAGCTATTAATGCAGTCAAGAGTGAAGACATTTTTACTTTAAACAAACTTGCGGACACCGTTTTGCCCATGATTGAAACCAACTTAACAAAAGAAGAAATTACTTCTTTGTTATTTGAAGTGCCTGGTTTCATTAGTGCTGGTGTTGCTTTGCAAAAAGAATGAAAAAATTTTGCATTTGAAATGAAAAAAAGTATGACTTGTTTTTGCAACAAAAAGAACAAAAAAAGAGGCCGATTGTGAGAGCTTAAAGCCCTCATAACCGACCTCTTTTTTATAGGGTTAAAGAATGTTTTACAGCCTTTAAAGCCCTCTTTAAAGCGCCTATTTTTCAGACGCTTTGCGCCGGGATTCATGGTCTTCCAGAATCAAATCCGGCCCTGTTTTACGCTGTGGATTGGGTACATATTCAAAAATATCCTCAATCCTACAGTTCATTACCTCGCAGATTCTGTCTATGTGCTCCAAGTTAACACGATCATTGAGCTCATTATAAAGCTCATTGATTGTCGCCCGGCGAATACCAGTCTTGCGAGCAAGATCTGCTTGCGTCCATCGTCTTGCGCCGAGCATTTGCGATAAATGGTTTTTAATCACCTGATCGCCCCGTGTTCTATCCTACCATTATACGTACTTTTAGTAATTATTTACGGTCTAAAAGTACGTATTACGTACACTTGGCGATCAGTAGTTGCGGATAATCAATTCAGCAAAGTTCTTTTGATTTTTACCCGTGCCGGATAGTAAATTTCGACGTTTAACGGACTCCACGCTGCACCATCCCTCATACAGTTTGCGAATGTAAACATCATCATTATACGATAATATAAAACGTCCCTTGATTTTTTTGAGAGCTGCAGCAAGGCGCACATGATCTTCCTTAGCAAATGTGCTGCTACCCCCATAATAATGCTCGGTACCGAGGTATGGTGGGTCTAAATAAAACAAAGCATCAGCGCGGTCGTAAGTCTTTAAAATAGGATCAAAGTCTCGATTTTCGATAACGACTCCTTTAAGTCGCTCCTGCACCTTCGCAAGATAATCAAGGGTGGACTGAATGCTTTTTGATGAAGTAGCAAAAGTACACTTGTCGCAGCCAAAGGACGTTTTAATGAGGTAAAAATACCTAGCAGCCCTTTGAATATCTGTAAGGCCTACCGCATGAATTTGAGAAAGAGCATCTTGAAATATTTCGCGTGAAGAAAGAAGCCAATCCAGTTCCTCCTGAAGCGCCGTTCGATGGTACTTGATGCAGCGCCACAAATTAACAAGTTGGCCGTCCTTATCATTTATGACCTCAAGCTGACCCGCCTGTTTTTCACGTCCAAAGAATACCCACCCGGCGCCAAAAAACACTTCAATATACCGGCCAACTCCATCATTTGGGAAGCGATCAAGAATTGTGGCGCGCAATGAACGCTTACCGCCAATCCACCCAATGGGACTATTCATTTTAAAATCCACCTTTTCTTTTTTGGGGGGGTGATCAGGTGGATTCTGGGAAACCAAAGAACTTTTTTACTGCCCGATTGTGGTCTGAAGCTTTTTTACAAAATCGCTCACATAGTTACTGCCGCGGCTGGCAAAAATACCAGTCAACAAAATGCCAATCCACTGCACATTGAAATTGATACCGAGTGCGGCAAACACATCAGCCTGTACGGCCAGACAAAGACATACCGAAAGTGCAATGGCAGCAAGCTGCGTAACAACCGTTTTGTATGCCTTTTTTTCAACTGCCGCCCAAATGGTTTTGCCGTACTCAATGATAGCTTCGACGATCACAGCCATCACGACAGCCAATAAAATGATGCTCATAGTTATCTCACCTCCTTTCGTGTCACAAAGGCAGTAATGCCCTGTGCGGCAAGCTTTGCGGCATAGTTGGCCGCATTCTGCCGCACAGCGAATGCCCCAAGCTGTACGCGCATCAGGCCGCCACTTTCTGTGACATATGCTTCATACCCCTTGGCCTTCATCGCAGCAAGGGCTGCCTGCGCATTTTCTCGCACGCGGTAAGCACCTGTCTGTACGGCCCACAGCACCCCGTTATCCCCCGGCTGTGTGGATGTTTCCGGCTTTTCTTGCGCCGCAAAGTACCCCTGCACCTTTGCCAAGAACGTTGTCCAGTCGTAAGGTTCACCGCGCCGGATGCGCCGCGGGCAATCCTTGCCGCTCCAGTGATTGTGCTGTACCACGTTGCCAAGGGGCACCCCGTATTGTTTCATCAAGGCCGCCGTCAGCTCGGCGGCATTGTCGGTGGCTGCCAGCAGGTTACTTTCCGGGTTTTCGCAAATTTCAATCGCCAGCGACTGCCGGTTACCAGTGCCGTTGCCGCCGTCACCCGCATGCCACGCAACTTCGCCATCCGGGATGCAGTGGGTGATCAGCTTGTCGTCCACCGCATAATGCCAACTGACGTATTTATTACTCCCTGCACCGCGCAAATATGCTGCATGGCTTTGTGCGCCCGCTCCTTTACTGGTATTGGCTGTGTTGTGGATCGTGATATACCGGGGCGACAAGGCCAAACCCGGACGACAATTTGCCCCTGCAGGAGCGTACAATTCTTTTTGCTGTGTCATTTGTTTTCCTTCCTTCAAAAAACAATTTAAATATAAAAAAGCACCTCAAAAGAGGTGCTAAAAACAAATAATATTTAGGCGCTAATGAACTTTATTCTAGCCCTACGTTGTTGCCAACGTAGGGCCTTGCGCAATTCGCTCAGTTCATTATGGACATAAATTCGCGCAGTAACCTCAACATCACGGTGGCCAAGAATTTTGGCAATTGTATAGATGTCCGCACCATGTCTCCTAAGGTATGTGCCGCAGGTATGCCGCAATTCATGTGCTGTCAGCTGGGGCATTGAAGGGTATATCTCGGTTATTCGTCTCATCGCAGCTTGTAGCCTACAGCTCCATGTTGCTGGATTGATGAGGCCGCCGTCAAAACCGGGGATGAGGTATATGCTATCTGGATACTGTATTTTAAGCAGTTCTAGCGCTTGCTCAGCCCGGTCAGACAAAGGATTGGTCCGATAACTCAAGGATTTTGGTGCAGTTATTTCAGGCTGACAGCCGGGCTTTTTTCGCACGGTGCGCGATACGGTATATAGATGACGGCGAAAGTCAAAGTCTGATTTGTAAAACCCTAGCAACTCACCTCGCCGTACGCCAGTTTCCAACATCAGCACAACTTCCGGCATGCAGCCAAGAAACCATGCGGAGGCGATCTCGTATTCTGCATCTGTATACACCTCCTTGGTATGTGGTGCAGCTGTACTTTCAATTTTGATTTTGTGGGCAGGGTTGTGCTCGCATAAACCATTCTCTACAGCTGTATCAAAAATGCCGTTGAGACACATTTTTATTTTGCTGCAGATGGATTTGGATAGATGGGAAACCTTATTATAGAAAGCTTTTATATCAACCGGCGTTAAATCCATCATAATGCAGTCACCCAACTCCGGTATAATGTGCAGTCGAACGACAATTTCATACGTCGTAATGTATGCAAGTGGTGTAACGTCCGGCTTTTTATATACTGTGAGCCACCGCGCCGCCCTGCCTGCCACAGTCAAAATGTCGGCATTACGCTGGGTAGCACCATGTTCTTTTATCCAATTATCGGCCCGCGTAGCCGCTTGGTCTTTGGTACATCCGTAAAAAGCTTTTTTAATAGGCGTATTATCTGATTTGTACCCTATAACCGCAAAGAGCTTTTTCAGTTTTTTCTTTTGCATACTTGATGCTCCTCTACAATATTTTATCCTTATTATAGAGGAAGCTTTTTATGGCGTACAATCTAGATATGCTTACGGTGCTAATTTTGCCGTAGGCAGCATGGGCGGTGAAAATACGCACAAACTCAGTATTTCTGAACTGCCCGAAGTATCTGGTACGATTACGCCACATTGGTCCGGAGATGCCACCAATATCAGTTTAACAGGTGGGGCTTTTTCGGCTACAGGAAACAACTCCGCATATCGTGATGGAGGCACAAAGATTGCTGGGACGAGCTCCGTACAGGTTATTAAACTAAAGTTTGGCAATGGAGAAAGCCATAACAATATGCCACCATATTTAGTGCAAAATGTTATCGTGCGCGCATTATGATATTTTGCGTGATAAATGGAGGCATATTGTTATGCGGGGCTCCACTTCCTTCTAATCCTGACCTATATACGGTATCTACATATGCAGAATCGCTCCATGCGTTAATCCCGCGCACGCTACCCCCGCCGCTACCATAGTTAATCGGTAAACCGTGGTAATGGCTTGGCATTTCTTCTTTGCTTAAAGTGTGTGCTTTTTCACCACCTCTACTGCCTACGGCAAAATTAGCACCGTAAACATATAAGAGTTTAGAGCGCTCTGATAATAATGTTTTGTGCAAGATATGGCGGCATGTTATTATGCGCCACACCACTACCAAGAGCTTTTGTTCCCCAGTCAAATCTGACGGGATATCCACTTGTGCCACTCTGCCAAATCTCACTTCCAGTATCGCTTAAGACAACAAAACGATTACCATTTTGGGGCACTATACTAATATTGGGCAGCTCCGCTTGCGTCAGGGTATGCCCTTTTTCACCGCCTGTGCTGCCTACGGCAAAATTAGCACCGTAAGCTAATGGGAAACGCTCCCCCAACTTTTTGCAATTAAAAAAGCCTTCCGCGGCACCTTCGCTAAGAGTATCGCCGATTCTGGAATACAGTGCCGCATAGACCGTTTTTGACAAATCATCATTAAAATTGACACGGGCAAATGCTTTGCTGTTGACCCCACCGGTATAGGCTAGTATGGTCGGAGAAAACCACCACTCACCAATACCGGGCATACTATCTTCAATCGCCGCCAACTTATTATGCATGGCGGCCAGCATAGTCATAAGAGCACCCAACGTGGCCGGTGATGTTGGCAAGGGTGGTACTACCTCTGGCGCAGTAAATGGTACGGTAATGGCAGCACCGTTGCCTGACGGGGATAAAAAGCGAGTATCGCACTGCTCCATAGTATAGTAATTAGATAAGTCAATGGATTTGTAGCTGTTAATCCAATTGGACGTGTCAGAATCCCATACCCAAATACTGTCGGTGCTGCCGAGTATTGCCCACACTCCATCGGTACCAACCGGATACGCCTCTCTTAGAGCTGCAACGTTAACAAACCATCCCTTGCAGCCTTGTGCGAGTTGCTCTGCTTTGAGCGCACTCGCTGCTGCAGCTGTCGCGCTGGCAGTAGCTGTATCCGCGGAACTTTCAGCATGTGTGGCAGCTGTAGCTGCGCTGGTTGCGGCAAGCGAGGCTTCTTCAGCGGCGGTTTCCGCTCTATCTGCATCGTTCGCCGCCGCATCCTGTGCCGCTTTTGCAAGACCCGCATCTGCTTTGCTTTCTGCTGCGGCGTTGCTAGCGGTATCAACCATCTTTTCAAATAGATTTTTGCCCGGAGTTACGGTGCCCTCAATGCTTGGGTCAATCTTCAGATCATTTGCCTGAAGCTTAATAATTTCTGTGCCGCTTGCCGACCTGCCCACAAATTGCACTTGCAACATGCCCGGATAAGCAGTGTATTCAGCGCTCACGCGCCATGTAATGCGAATCTTGCTTGAGTCCTCATTATCAACTGACGCAATCAACTGATCATTGATCAGTGTGTCGTACATGGGGTGTGTAGCGCGTGCAACCCAATTTAAAGATGTCAAATCAATATCGCCGTAATACCGATTTCCGACAATATCATAAATGTCTACGTCTGCTTCGCCCTGTGTGTGACGTAGGGAATCGGTACCGAAATTAATGTATTTATTGATAATCTCGAATGTTTTTACCATAATGCCCTCCTAGTCAATGAGACCATAGCCTCTGTAGTCCAAAGCACTTATCAGTTTGTTAAACTGAGTAATCACTTGGGCTAGCGTTGCATCAGTGGATACCGAAGCAACGCCACCGACACGTGTAATTGGCGACTGCCCAAAGAAACCGATTGTATTTGCTGTGTGGCGGTTGGCAGTTTGCGCTACATCCGCTGTTTCTGCTTTTTGTGCAAGTACGGCAGTCTCTGCAGTTGTCGCCATCTCGGCGCTGGTAGCAGTAGCAGCATGCCCGGCATTTGCCGCATACGCGGCAACCGCAGCACTATCTGCGTTCAACGTTTTTGCCGGGGCACCGATGGGATACTCAACCACATAAGTTCCGCTATCTTCGATTATTCTTACGCGCTGGCCGGCTTGAAAAGGAATACTTGCATTGCATTTATAATGTTTGAGGCTCGGCTGCGAAGCGCCATTAAAAATTAGTGAGATACCGTCATCATATATTTCGCCAATGACAGCAAACGATTGGTCAGGCGGTTCTGTAGGCAGCAACGACTGCTCTTCTTGATAGCTTTCGATCATAAATACAAAACCCTTCTTCCTGTGTGAGTCATACGGTATGGTGCTTCCAGATCAAGCTGCCAACCAGTTTCTGCATATAACGCAGAGACATCTCCCTTGTATAGTGCCACGACATCAAACACGCTGTGTTCTGCAGACGGGCCGGTATACCATTGCCGAGTCTCGGTCGACTGTAGACTGGCAAACATCAGGTTATCGGCATATACCTGAAGTTCCTGCGCCGATGCAATGTTGTCCAGTTTTGTGTATTGCGCTATTCGCCGACCTACTGAAATAGTAGAAAACGGACTGTCAGGGCGATCATTGATTGACACGGCGCGCAGCGCGCCCTCCATATCCGGGTTATCAACCACCACTATAAAAACATTAGAGTGGTCAAATAAATCTATTGTCCTTGTTTCTTCAGGGTAAAGCAGACTATACCGGTCATCGCGGTAGGTCACGGTGATTGCATCCGTAGATAGTGAACGTATTAACGTTCCCCGAACAACACCCTGAGCGTCCATCCACAAACTACGATAATTACACTCGGCAGCCAGTGCGTTGGCAATGGTCAATCGGTCAGTGCCAGGATCCCAATCCTCACGATCTGTTTGCAATACGGAGTCCGACTGTTCTATCATAATATCAGAGATACCGCTCTCCACCATCAGCATCCGGATAGCATCGGTGTATAATGTGCCAGCTGCGAGATGCAGGCGCTCTTCTATCTTGCTGCTTTTAGCAAGGTAAGTGATATCGTAGGCGGTCAATGGCTGTAATTTGTGTGTACCGTTGTCCTCAACAGAAGCGTCAGTGGGCACAAACACCCCCAAAGGTCGTGTTATGCCATCAATTGTAAGGTAAGGTCTAATACGATCAATGAGGTAGTTTAGAGTAGTATTCGGCGCAAACTTGCCGGTCAATGTCCACTTAATTTCCGCGTCTGCAGTCACCGCAATGCTGGCACCACTACCGTGCACTGCCTGTAACTGTGTAATTTCAACGCCGTCGCGTATGACAGCATATTTAACTGATACCTCCGCCATAATTAATTGCCTCCTCAAAATCCGTCTCGGTGATGGTAAAGGTAACGTCAACTGCTTGCTGCAGCTGCGCGGTAACTTCGCCGAGTACACCAATAAACAAATTCCCAAAGCAGTCCTTATATACGACGGTATGCCCCTGTAAAGCCTTAAGCTGTATATATTCTGCCCGCGATCGAAAGCTGTACGCCAGCTCGTGAGTGCCCTCCATCATTGGGCTGGTATAGGGCACGGGGCGGGCACGACCAGCATAGCGCACCAGCGTAATATCAGGCGCGCATCGCTCATTGTGCTCAGGTCGTCCATTCCTGCGGTAGCGCAGTGACAGCCAGTCGACATTCGCCACATCACTGATCACCGCATTGTCGACCGCAAGATAAACATGTAAATCGTCGCTTTGCCCATAATAACCATCAGAAGCGATGCCCCACACAGCATAGATGTGTTTACCCACCGACAGATTGTCGACATAGTTCTGCTCAATGGTGCGGGCGATGGGGATACCGTCTCGCAATACAATATACTCTGCATATTCAGAGTAGGATAACCAGTTAATATAAACAGCATTTAATCGGGCTTTAGCCTCCGTTTTAATTGCGGGACCGGGTTTGTTTTTGACGGCAATGGAAATTGTAGCCGGCTGGCTTTCTACGCCAAAAACAGTCTTTATGGACACCGTTACCCGGTAGTTACCATCGGGCAATATAGTGGGCACCGTGTACTCTTTAGCCGTACTGTGCAGCCAGCCGGTGTCGTGCGCGCCAATCTGGATGCGTACTCCCTGTTGGTCAAGTGATTGCCAACGGATGGTGGGGCGGGGTAGTGTGTCGGTGTAGGTTATAATAGGCGCTACCGGTGCACGCCGAATAATAATAGTCGCGACTGCCCCGTATGCACCCCACACATCATCGCCATTTTTTGTGCGCACTCTCCACATAAGCGTACCCTGTGGGAAAGAAGCAGGAGCGGTAGTGTAGTTGTCGATGTCTCCTGTCCCAGCAGAGAGCGTTATGTAATGGCTGCCTAGGTCAGAGCTGGTCTGCAGCTCATACGCTGTTTGCTTTGTACCCGTTGATACTATGTGCCGCCAAGTGAAGGTGATACCCTGCGCGTCATCGACTACCATCCCGACAGGGTTAACACACACAGGTGTTGATTGGGCATCTTGTGTGTTAACCGCTATCCAGTCACTGGTACCAGTCGTGCCGGTATTGGCGGTCACCTCGACCTGCCATTCAATATCGTCGGCCACAAAACTGTCAGGAGGGAAATCATAGTAGTTCTGTGCATTGTGTATGTCAATTTCAGTAAACTCAGTCTGCCCGAGTGTGCGGGTGCGTAACACCGCACCTGTCTGTACTATGGCTCCGGGTGCTGTGTCTGCATCCTTAACCTCAAGCGACCAGCCAAACCGGTTAACTTGTCCTTTGAGGATTTTGCTACCCGCCGATGGATAAAGGTCGACCGGGCTAACAGATAGCTCTATATTATTAAACCCAACCCAGTCACTCACAGTATTGCTGCCACTGGTGTTGGTGATATCCAGTTGCCACTCAACAGCTCCTATCGGCAACACTTCGCCGCCAACGGTATATTGCATTGCGGTTGCTAATTGATAACTGGTGATTTCGGTAGTGCCTTTTTTGCGCCAGCGCAAGGTGCCTGAGACCTGCCGTAGTGTGCCCGTCATATTCGTCGGCGGGTTGTAGCTCATTTCCCAGCTAAAGTTGATGTCAAAACCTTTATAAGTTTTGCCATTACTAGCAGGGCTAAGTTCCGCGAGCCGTACACTTGTGCTCTCAAACCCGACAACGATCTGACTCGATGTTATCTCCGCACCGCTGCTGGCATGTATTGTGACATACCACTCCATGCCGGGCACTTCGGTGTTTGCAACGAGTCCTGTGTCAAAGTCAAGGTAGCTGCGGTTTCCCTCAATGCGGACATTTTTCCATTGAGTTTCCCCGGTGCCGCGGTATGAAAAAGTGCTGAATTGGACATCCAACGGACCATTAATAGGAGTATCTTTTATGTTGTCCCACGAAAATCTTTGAAAAAAGCCTTTTTTGATTGTGCCGCTTGAAGGATACAGGTTGGTGGGAGTGATTTTGCCTGCACTGGTTTCAACATCCGCATATGGCACATGATCAGATCCATCAAGCCAAACCAGCCCTTGGCCAACATTACCGCTTGTTGAAAAAGCAATATTACAAACAAGCCGACCATCTTTTTGATACAAGCCATCGCTCGTATATCTCCACTCAGGTCCGGTGCTGACTGGGTTTGCAATTTTACCTACTAATAAGCTTGCCGAGTTAGCTTGACAATATACAGCAAGCCCACTCGCACGCTCAAAAACTTCTCCCGCAGGGATTGCCTCTGCACTAAAATACAGATAGCCCGTAGTTATTCCATTTGGCTTCACATACAGTTCGCCAATACCGTTTGCTACATTGGTGAAATCCGCATGGCCATTAGCATATATTCTGTATGTTCCCATCTCCCGTCACCTCAAATCTTCCCTTGTCGAATGCTGGTTTTGCGATTCTCTAGCATATTTTTGATGCGCAAATACTCCTCAATATCCTCTACCTTGAAAACATATTGCCGCTGGTCATAATATGTTTCTCCGCCGCCTGAGCGGGATGCCGCCAGCATGCGCGACTGGGTAGCCGTATACACCTGTTCACCGCCGCTGAAACGCATCAGTTCCGGGCCCTCTTCACCGACCCATCGCCAGCCCGGTGTAGCAGACATAGTACCGTCAGCATATCCTTGCGTTACTTGCGATCGTATGTCTCCAACATTATCCACTTTGGGCGTATTAATAGACATCGGTACGCCTTTTATCGCGTAAATTAGCATAGCAATACCAGCAGCTGCCAGCGCGACAGCTGCTGCCACAATCAAAATGTCCACCGCAAGCATCAAAAATTGCGCGCCAACGGCCGCCGCCTGTGGGCCCGCAGTTGACAAAGTGCGGGTGGCTGCAGATACACCATGTGCCATCAGTTGTGTGCCAATTGCCACTCCCGCGGCTTTAACAACAACCAGCGCCAGCGCACCTCCAATGATCAGCACAGCGGGGTTGAGTTCAGACAAAAAGCTCAACACGTCCGCACCCACTGAAATGATGCGGCCAGCGGCATCTACAATAGCAAGAATTTGATCTTCGTGATCAACGAGAATCTGCATAAATGTTGTCTTGATTTTAGTCTCGATCGGCTCAATTGCTACTGCCAGATCCGCATAAGTACGCTGCAGGTCATAGTTTGCTTTGGCCGCATCGATCATTGTTTCATTGTTGGCCTTGTAGCTATTCCAAAGGTCATCAAGTCCTTCGCGCTGAAGCGCCTGTATCGCAATCTGCTGGCGTTTGGATGCGTTCGTCGTCCGGCCCATCTTATCGTTAAATTTATCAACGTTGATACCGAGGCGACCCAGTAACTCGGCATATTGGCCGGTAGCTTCGCCCGTGGCAATGGTTTCCTGCATACTATCTGCCAAAGATTCAATTTTCATCGTTTCCGGGAATTTAACGACCGCACCGGCAAGCAAATCAATTGCTTCGCTTGCACGATCTGCAGACATACCGGTGGCCAACACGTTGCTTAGGGCTTCTACAACCTCGTTTGTATCGCCTGTCACGGCATATAACTCTCCCGCCTTATCATTCAGCAAATCCATACTAATGCCAGCTTGGCCGGCATTTTCAGACAGAAAAGACAGGTCGCGACGCAATTCCTTGGTCTGGTCAAGAAGTGCTGCGCAGGCACTGATGGCTTTTGATATGCCATTTCCAATCAAAGTTCCAAGCGCGATATCCATCGTACCCGCACCTTTGCCGCCTGCTTCAAAATTTTGTCCTGCCTCTTTTGCCGCACCACCCATTTTCTCAGCGGCATCACCCGCGGCACCCATAACGCGTTCAGCATCATTGATTGCATCGGCGAAATCATTCGACTTTTTTGTGTTTTTGTCAATAGAGTCTTCTAGCTGCAGCATACGACGCTGCAACTTGAGCGCTTCATCACTGGTGCTGCCCATCCGCTCTGAAACGCGATCATAATCTCGCTGGCAGTTATTTAACTCAGCTTGCTGGTTGACGATTACCGCGTTCAGCCGATCCAGTCGATCAACTGCGTCCTTAATTCCTTCGGTGTTAGGCTCAATCTTAAATTTAGATGCATTTTTTTTAGCGTCTGCAAGTGATTTATCCACTTGGCTTATTGCTTTTGCCGAACCGGCACCAAAATCATTAAACATACCAGTCATCTGGCTGACCGCTTTTTTGATGTGCGTGATATCCAACCCTACGCCAATGACAATTCCGTCATCAGTAGCGCCAACTCCCACAACATTACCTCCTTTCCATAACAGCGTCATATTCCATTTCAATATCTATAGGTTCGAGTGCCACTGCCTGTTTGGCACGGGCATAGTATTCACGCTGCTTGGTATCCTCAATGTCATTAAGATTCAGTGCCCTCAGTCCGATGGCGTGTTTGATTTGACTGTCTGGAGGCAAGCTGTCAAAAATTGCGCGAAATTCCCACCAGTGCATACGGGTTGTATTGAGATCGATACCTGCATACAATTTAAAATCGCCCCAAACCCTAAGCTGGTCTTTTTTCCAGTCCAACAACTTTTCAGGGAGCACCTCAACCTCGGTATTCTCTGGTATTTGCCCACATAAATAAAAATCGAGTACCTCTTCAAGGTACTCGTCTATTTTCGGCAGTGACGGGATAGTATGGTAAACGTTGAGCAGCAGTACATCAACCTTTTCCGCCCATAAAAGCGAGGAGTCGAGCACGTAGCCCACATGGCGCATCCACCATAGCCAATCCGTCTCCACTGTGCGGCCGTGAATCGTCTGCGGTAGCAGTAGGTATGGGGTCTGTAGATTCATTACTGCTCATCGCCTCCTCTTTAGCCTGCGGATCAAGGTATTCGTCTACCAACTCTTTGCGGCCGGACATTATATCGCTGTAAATATAAGCGCACAGGTCAATATGCTCGGTAGTGTTCGGGGGGCGCTGACCGAAAATCTCTTGATACTCATCAACGCCTAAAGTACCCTCAATGAATTCCCGGCATTGGGCCACCAGCGTATTGTTGCGGGCGAGAATTTCCGCACTGAGATCCCGCGTTGGTGCTGATTCTTTAACTGCCGCTTTCAGCAGCTGATCAGTGTTCATCAATTCCTGTGCCGCCTGCAAAATTTTAGGGAATGTCTTTGCGACACCCTCCAGCATGCGGCAATCGCCAATGTCACAGGGATATTGCTTGCCGCAAATGGTTATATGATGTTTTTTGCCAAATTCAAAGCCCACAATACCACCTCGTTAAACTGCTTCAGTAAAAGTAGGAACACCATCCGCAACAGCCACCTGCCCACGCGTTGGCGTGCCTTGGATATTAAGCGCAAAAGCAATGTTTTCACGTTTTGCAGCATCACCGCTGCCGTCGTCGGTAATTGACAGCGTTGCCGTGCCTTTGCGACCATTCGGTTTTGTAGCGTCAACCATATTGTCGTAACACTCAATGTATTCCACTGCACGGCGGTTAAGCTCATACAGTCGGTCAATGATATTATCCTGCGCAGCATCGCCAATCACCCTAACACCAGTGAAACTACGCTGCACCGTCACCCCGGTTATATCCGATTCCGCAACGCCGCGACCGGCCATATCATAGTAATCGTCCTTAGTTTCATTGATGCTGTTACCGCGGGACGATATACCGTGGGCAATCTCGGCCCAAGCCGGGGCCGCAGTGGTGCCGATGTTAATCCACCAGCGCCGGTTAAACGCTTTGGGTTTGATGAAAGTTCCTGCCATGGTACTTCAACTCTCTTTCTCATAAATTAGTGAACATTGAACCCGATAAGTGCCGTATTGATTCCGATCATCCCAGTCTACAAGCATTCCATTGCTTGCGGTTATACCGATGAATTCTGCATCCTGTAATGAGATGCCGACACGATTTTGCTGCGCCACCCAATCTTGCAGTTCGTCGATAAACTCGTTGTTCTCGAGGCGTAGAATGTCATTCTCCGTCATTCGCTCAGCTTGTAACATAAAATTGTACTGCCACTGTTGATTGCCCGCCATGTCTTCTGATATAAGGGTGCGGCCGGTCGCAAAAAGGCCATATTCTTCGACACTGCCAATCTTATCTACTCGCTGCGTTAAATCAACGAGGGCAGGGCATTGTGCAAAGTGCTCTGTAAGGCTTTGCAATATCGACACTTTGGTTAACTCCTCATCAGACACCTTAGGCACCTCCTTTGATTGCGCGGATATACGTTTCTGCCTCCGCAATAATCTGTTGCTTTTCGGCCGCCATCAAGCGCTGAGCCCATAGAGGGCCGGCGAGTCGGTTATACGTTGTGGTGTAGACGAGATCTTTATCAATTGCTTTTTTGGGGCGGTGCCCAACCATTACTTTGCCCATATACAAATACCGGATATGGGCGCCGCGTATCACAATACGTCCATGCTCTGGCTCTACCCCTTGCATGATTGCTTGCGGCACGCTGTTATACGTGCGCACAGGTGCGTACTTGCCCATGCGGTTGGCAATGGTCTGTGTTACAAATTGGTTTACCTTGCCGCCCTCCTGCAC